AGCATCTCCAATACCAAATTCGTATTTTTTAACCTTGTCTTCAAGGGTGGTGTTTTCAACCTTTTCAGGTTCAATACCGAATTCAGGCACTTCTTTTAGTCCTGCAAGTTTGGTATAAGTTCCTTTAGCTGTTCCATAAGACAGCGTAATTCCGTTTGCTAACATGTATTAATTCTCCATTCTGTATTGATAAACAAGCTCAGAGTCAAGGTCGACAATGCCTTCAAATCTCATCAATTTATGCCTCAAATGAGAGGGGTCAGGGATATCTTGACTTTCAATCCTACGCAGGCCTAATGAAGCGAAAATCTCATTGATTTTAACTGCAAGGTTGCTAGTGCTATCATTATCGAAGATATCAACCTTATAGCGAATTGTTGTCTTTTGTTCTTTATCGTCGAACCACTCGCCTGGCTTATTTTGTTCTTCCAAAAAAATAACGACTGGGAAGTTCTCCCAATCGCTTGGATAAGTGTCGGTCACATTATCTGCGACCTTCTGCAATTCTTTAAAAATAACTGGCTTAATATTAATCATCTTATCTGTTCTCTAATCTTTCTACTAACGTATTTTGAAATGTTGTTTGATATACGGTCGTGATTTTCTTTCAAGGCAGGGTACAAGTACGGTTGTGCAGCTTGACCATACATCTTATAGAACTCTCCCATTTTTTGGAAGTGGTAAGGTCCTACGTCAATCTGGTCTTCATGCACGTACCAAGGGCTGGAGCGATAAGACACGTTCACGTCAGGAGAAATCCCAGCGTGGCTAGCTAGTCCTTTTGGACCAGTTCCGAGCTCAACATATGGAGCATAGTGTAGATTTGTGTAAACCTCACCAAAAACTCGGTCCCCCTCAACTTTAACCCTTGCTTTGATACTGTTTCTTAGTTCGCCTTCATTCGATGGCGCTCTTAGTTTAGCATCTGCCTGGACAATGGTCTTAGATGCATGCAAGACTGCTTGACTAGTAATATCGGTCGCTTTTGCACCGTACAATTTACGACATTTAGCTATGAGGCTATCTGCCCCTAGAAGCTCTGACACGTTCTACCTCCAAAACTTGATGTTGGCTATACACTTTTTTTGAGATAACCCGATGCGTGACTTCTGTCTTACTTTCGATACAAACACCATCTTTTACATTAATGTCTGCGTCCTTGCTCGCATTCGCATTCAGAATATCGTTGACACGATCTCCGTAGATTTCAGATTGTAGCTTACTAGTCGCTGGCCACAACTCAAGTCGTACTTTCTCAACCTCGTCCGCATATCCTTCTTTAACAACACCCTCATCTGACACAGTCTTTTCAAACTTCCTGAGAGGGTAGGGTTTCAGTCTATTCTTTTTCAAAAACATGACCTGCTACCCTTGCTAACCTATGCATGCGTACACGCTGTAAAACGCCCGTAGACAACCCGTTGTCAGAGTAGGTAACAGATATACCACCCTCGCTCCTAGATTGCTCTCATTCGCTTCCTGAACGGTTGTAGAGCTCGATAACAATCTCAGGCACCAACCTTTCAAGGGCAGGTGTTAGTTTGTCTCGGTTAGTTTCAGATAAGATAATATTTTCAGCTCTTAAAATCAAAGACGAGAGGACTGTCTCGTCACTCTCGCCTGTCAATGTTTTTAGTTTTTCAAGTTCCATAAGACCTCCTAATCTAAAGGAGTCGTCTCGTCTCCTTGTATTTCGGTTTCTTCTTCAATGATTTCAAGGACATCCGAAATAGACACGCTGAAGCTGACCTTTAAATTATTTTCAAGCACCTCAAAGCGCTCGTCCGTAATTTCAAAGACTTCATTTTCTTGTCGTCTAATCCCAGCTTCCCAGTCATTGAATGATTGTATAGCTTTAACTTTCATTATTTCTTAATTTCCGCAAGCACTACCTTAGAGTCGTCAGAAACAGCCACTGTGTAGAACTCATCAATTGAGATTTCAGTAGTACGTTTCAAAGACTTACGGTCTACTTCAACGTTCGGGTCACGTTTAAGGTAAACTGTCAATGCTGCAGTGTCCTGTTCAGTTTCGTCATCATGAGTAAGCTTGATGATAGGGCAAGTGTAAAATGCGCTAGTTGTGTCAAGTTTTACTTTCTTAGTAGGCACGATGCGAGTGTTGGCAATTGTACCAATCTCACCAGTCATAACAACGTTAGCTGGATATTTATCAGCTGAGATGAAGTTAGGATCCTTACGCAAAGTAGTTACTTGTTTAGGGTTGACAAACATTACTTTTTCAGTATTAACTTCTTCTTCAAACAAATCAATAGCGTCCACGATAACGTCATAGCTGATTGCTTTAGTTTTAGAGTCGTACTTACGTGTGTTTGTTGCCAAAAGAGCATCCAAAGCATCGTTGTCGATTTTAGATGCAACTGCAAGTGCAAGCTGGTTCTCAGCATTACCTACTGGATCTCCGTAACCTGAAAGAACTGCCTCATCGGTCAATTCTACTGCCTTCATTGCTTTTTTGATTGTAGCAGTCTTAGTAGAAGTACCAAGAGTAACTACTCCAGCCTCTACTCCTTCATTTACGTCTTCTGCATCACCAATGTATGTGTAAGATGGTACTGTGATTGTGTTACCAGGTACACCGACCAAAGTACGGTCAATTGTTGCAAATGGTGCAACACGTAGTTTTTTAGGTAACTTAGCAGCTACCATATCCCCCATAACTTGAGGATTTACTAGATTAGCAATTTTAGTTTGTGTCATTTTTTAAATTCTCCTTCTTCTAATTCAAAAATGAATCATACAGTTCAGGGTTTGTCTGTTTCAAGTTCGCCTTTTCTGCATGGCTCATTCTGTAAAATTGAGCTTTAGTAAGCTCTGTTGATTGTTGTGGCGCAGTCTTAATAGGTGCTCCGCCTTTTGTACGCTCAGCAATTCCCTTCTGAACTGCTTCTTCCCACGATTTCTGAATACTTGCAACCGAATCGGTCACTGTTTCTGCGTTCGACAAATCAATCACGTTCACTAATTCAATTGGCAAGCCACGTTCACTCAGCATTGTCTTAGCTTCTGCGGTCAATTCTTTACGAGCAAGCACCTGTTCACGGTTAGCTAGTTCTTGCTCACGCTGATCTAACTGATATTTCTGTTTCTCGTCAGCGTTCATTTTGGCAAGTTTCTTTGCTTCGTTTTCTTTAGCTTCTTGCTCTGATTTCCACTTAGCAAACTTTTTATTGATGATTTCATCAACGTCTGCATCTGTGTACTTCTTCTCGTCTTGCGGTTGCTCCTCGATAGTAGGTTCTGCAGGCACCCCTTGAGCTTCAACCGTTTCGACTTCGACTGTTTGTGTTTCTTCGTTCATTACGAACCTCCTATTTTTAAAGTCGTCCCCGACTATATAATTCCATGGCTTTTTTTGTCATCAATGCTCGGACAATATAAAAACCGCATAGGTTATATACGGTTATGTTTCGATAATCATAGTTGAACAAGCAGAAACGGAAATATTTTTTATTTCTAGTTCACAATTCAAAAAATCTACTGAATGCTCACCCTCTAGCCATTTTTCGCCACTGGTTACATTGAAGTATGTTCCTTCTCCTACAAGTTCAGCAAGTTCTTTGACTTTCACAGTTTCTCCTTTTCTTAAATACAAAAACCGCATTAATTCTGATACGGTTTATAGCAATTTACAGTGATTTATAGCAGTCTATTCCTACCAGTCAAGATGTCGGATCACCTACTTTCTTTTCTTAAGCTCTTTGTTTAAGTTTTTGATAAACAAAAAGATAAAAGATACCAGTAATAAAAATACCAACCAACCAAAAGCGATTGATACCCATTCCCAAATGAACATAAGTTCCTCCTTTCTGAGCATGAAAAAAGCACTTAGATTTCTCTAGGTGCTTTGACAACTATTAATAAGCAAATTCAAGTTTTGGTTTAATTTCAAAGGTATCATAAAGTTACCTTGCATATTCGTAACCTAATTTACCTTTAATACGGTTAAACGTTTCAAAAATGTGATTAGGGGTATCCTCTTGAAATACAAATCTAGGAGTTTCGTCATCTGGGTAACTGGATTTTACCCATGGATAAATTTCTGTATAGAATTGCATTGTTTCTTTACTAGGTAACGCCATTACTTCCATTTCAGTACCTCCTTAACTTTTTGTAACAATATTTTATCTGGTGTGTCTTCAGCTAAAACACCGACTTCAGCTACTAATTCATTGATATTATTTTTCTCAAAAGCAGCTAACGCATTAATACTAATTTTGTGAAGATACATCATATCAAGGTTTTGTTGTGTTTTCACATACGACACCAACGGAGCATTTAATGCCTTCATTGCTTCTTCAAGGTTATTATACCTCTTTTTATTCTTTTTGTAAAATGCTTTAGCAGAATCCCAATGTTTTTTATGAGTCAACTCATGAATAAGCGCATCCCTGATGTTTTTTGAAGCAAAAAATCCATCCGATAAAATTTCTTTGAATTCTTTTTCTGAATGGAAATCATCACTTATAAACATAGTGTCTTGTTTATAATCATATCCCGCTAAACCAGGAAGTCTCGATTTTTTCAAAAATACAACAGTTGGTTTCTTATAGGAGTCCAGTTCTTGAAAAATAGTATTAACATTTAAAACCGAATCTCGTATTTTCTTTGTGTCATCTTGTACCCAAAAATCAAAATCCGTTCCAGTCAATTTCTTTGTTTTGACTCTAATATCATTCCCGACTGTGAAAGAGCGTTGTTTAGCCATTAAGTCAATCGTGTTCACGTTCTGATTATAACTCTTTCCTTTGTCTTTTGCAACGTATTTATCATACCACTCTTTATAACTCATATCAGCAGAAACGTACTCAACTTTACCAGTTTCAGGATTTCTTGCCCTACGTTCTAACTTGCTGTAGTCGATATCATCATCGTGTGCGATAGTAGTAGACCTGCACCACGGATGTAGAGGTGGATAATTGACACCAGGAACGGCCTCGTCTGTGTTATAAACCTTGTTATCGTGTTGTTGACAGATATGCGATGTCCGTTTATCCAGCACGACTACGAATTTATACTTTGTAATCTCAGCATCTTCATAGCTGAGCAGTTCCATCTGGTTATGAAAGAACGCTGACTCTGTCCGCACCAAACGTCTTGCTTTGCCTTTACCAACCTCAAAGCGTTCAGCGATTGCTTGAGATGTATCTCTTACGCTTCGACCAGTCATAAGGCTTACTAAAAGCTCGTCTTTCACGCTAGAAGCAAGCGCCCCAGTGTTTGACCATATTCTGTCCGAATAGGCTTCTCCAGTCCACTTTAGACCTTGTAGACGTTTGATTTCTGTTTCAGGTAAGTCGGAGAAACTATAAGCAAGTCCTGTTTGCTGTTGCAGGTCAAAGGTAGCTTTGTAGTAGCTATCCTTCATCAAGTCGCTATAAAAGGCATCTGAGCCTTTCTTCTCAGAATGATAGATAGACTCACGCATACGGTCTAAATCGTCGTTCAAACGTTCTAAACGCTTCATGCGATAAGCATAAGCTGGACTGTCCAAATCAGCAAGTAAACGTTGTATGTTTGGGTCATTCGGTCTGGCTTCGAGAACCTTACGAAGTTCATTCAGGTCCTTTTGGTCCTTCATGTTTTTTAATACATGACGAGCATCACGCTCACTCAAACCATAATCACGTTGAAACTTGTCAAAGATTTTGTTGATTTGCTTGTCTAAATAAGCTTTGGACTCTTTGTAGACTTTATCAAACTTATCTGCTTGCTTCTCAGCCTTATCCATCTGCTCATAGATGAGATTAGCCTTCCTCTTGGTCCAGTACTCCTCGTTCTTCATCTGTCACCTCTTCGTTTGGCTTCGTGTTTACCTGGTTAAAGAATGGCACACGTTCCATGTTCTTTTCTTTCTCTTCTTCGAGGTCTTCCAATTCAGCGTCAGGATCTTCAACGAATGGCAAGAGAGAAATAAGCTGACGAAGTGACACCTTACCTTCAAGATTATTGATAACCTGTGACAATTCAAGTAAATTCTTAGGCAAACCACGGCTAAATTGTGGCACGATTGAATGTGCCTCAAGAGCAATCTGCTGCATGCCAAGATAATGAGCAAAAATGCTGATACGTTGACGAATACCACGTTTGTAATTCGCTTCCTTGGTCTTAGTAATCATCTCGAGACCTAGCAACTTGAATTCCATAGCTACGCCCGAGCTATTGCCTGCAAAGTTTTCATCTGTCAGATTTGGCACATGGCTAAATGTGTAGATATCTTCCTTTAGAGCTTTGCGCAAGATTTCAGTAGCGTTCTCGTCCAGAGCGTTCTTCAAGAAATCAGCCTTGGCATCTGTTGGCAATTCTAAAAGTCCTTCTTCAGCAAGAATGCTCATTGCTTCTCTGGCATCTTCCAAGTTGTCAGCTAACTGTGCTCCGTACAACACGAGAATAGACTCGACCGCTTGTTCTTTGTCGTTGACACGATTACCCATTAACGAGTTGTAAGCATCGATCAAGCTAATTTGTTGTTCATAATCACCAATCGCGAAGTTATTGTTTCGGTATTCGATGATTGGAACCTGACCGAGATTATGAGGTTCTACTTGTTCGCCCTGTGTTGTTCCTGTGCTTGAATCACGCAGCACAATGTGGTAATGCAGATTTTGAGTAAAGACTTCAGCTTGATACTTGGTAGCATCCTTCGTGTCATCCTTGATTTCGTAGTAGTAGACCGCAAAGAGAACCTTACGTTCAATACTATCATCGTAAACCAGGAATACATTCTCAGGATCTACACTAGTCGAATCGAGTTCAGTCAGTCCTTCTTTTGCATAGATGTATTCGTAAGCTCGTCCGTAGATAGACATGTTCAAAGCGTTCTGTGTATCTACCTGGTCAATCTCAGCACCATCAAATGCCACAAGCAAAGATTCGATATCACCTTCAGCAGTGTTGTTGTATTTAATAGCGTTGCCCATGAAGTAACCTGTTGCAGTGTCCGAAATATCCTTCGCATGGTTTGCTACCGTTTTAAAATTTGGAGCGTTCTTGTTTCGTCGCTCATGTTTCAAAATAGCATGGTCACCCATGTAGTATTTTTTTAGATCCTTCAAACGCTGGCGTTCTTGCGTGTGTTTCTGAACCAACTTATAAATCAATCCCTTATTCAAAGCTGTTTCGTCATATCCCTCTCTCGGATAAGTTAAAATCTGATACATTTAATTCCTTTCTATAAGCCAAAATCTGACCGCCTGCGGACAGTAGCTTTGACACCTTCAATACATTGAAGGCTATATCGAAGCGCGTCCATCAAGTGGTTATTCTTATCTTCTGGCTTGTTCAACCAATTACCTTCTTTATCACGTTGATAACAATAACTGTAAAATTCGTCCATGATATGTTCACAACTTGGATGTACATAAATAGCGTATCCTTGCAATTTGGATACGCCTGCCATGATACTATCCTTTCCTTTCCTACTCTCTTTGATTCGAGATATGCCATGCTCTGACCTGAGCTCTTCGATTAGACGAGACTCTGCGCTATCTGCGATGATCGTAGAACGATGATAGCCTCTATCTTTTATCATCTTAGCGACTTCCTTGGTTATCAGACCGACTCTATACGCTTCGTCAAAGATGTGTATTTCCTTTGTTTTGTCGTTTATGAGCGAACAACACAAAGCGGTTGGATCGTGAGTGAAACCAAAGTCAAGACCGATGCACAACTTGTTATCAGGGTTTTGTAGCAACTCATCTTTGTCAAATTCCTTGACAGTCACGTTGTTGTAAATTAGTCCTTCAGCAACACCCCACTCACCGTCGCAGACGATTCTCGCACGCCTTGGATTCGTGTGATACAAATCCTCATAGCGTTTGATATCGACTTCATCCAACCACTCGTTGCATCGATACGTAGTCGTCATTGAGAGCGTGTCAGCTCGTCTAGTTTCTTCATCAAAGAAGACGCGTTTGAGCCAATGCCTCTCGTTCCACGGGTTGAACGTGACCGTGATTTGTTTAAAGAAATCAGGTACATCTAAGCTACCACGAATAGATTCGACGACTGTACTGAACTTGTCTTCAGTTTCGATTTGGTACGCTTCCTCGAACCATGCCCAGCACAAAATACCTACATCTACCGTGATAGATGTGATTTTAAGTTCATCGTCCAAACCGCGGAAGAGAATCTTCTGGCCTGTTTCTTTGACAGTTATCTCAGGTAAAGATTCATTGAATTTGAATTTATGAGCGACTTTTAGTTGGTTAGCTGCCCACTTGAAATCCGTGTAGGTCGATTGCTTATTAGTGTTTGAGTATCTACGAATAACAAGTAAGTTGGCCCAGGGGTATTTCAAAATACGAGTAACATAGTTCAAAGCAGTCGTCTTTGATTTCTTCGAACCACGGGATCCTTTTACAACTCGGTAAAGATTTCTCGATCGCCAAAACTGACCATATCCAGCTCCAACCATCTTAGGCAAGTCTACAACAATATCATTCTGTTTAATCTGGTATGTCTGACTCATTCGCAAACACCACCGTTCCAGAAACATCTGCCTCTACCTTGTCAGTCCAAAGTCTGTGACGTTTTCCTAAAAGTTCAGCAGCTTTAATTCTATCTTTAGCTCCGACATCGATATCAATAACTTGTTGGCCAAGTTCACCGATACTACAGAGGGTCTGCTCTTGAGTCTCTCCTCTCATTACTGAAGTTAGATAACCTAAGACCTCTTGCTGATCTGCAATCTTTTCAGAATCAAGTTGTTTCAGTCGTTCATCTATATAGGTTTTAATCTTAGGATTCTTTAGTAATTTGTGACCTTCAACACCTGCCACTCTATCACTAGAAGCGCGATAACCCGCTTTCTTATAAGATTCAGTCGCATTACCTGAGATGATGTACTCATCTGCAAACTTCTTTTGTTTTATCGTTAAATCATTCAATTTTCCACCACCTCCATTCGAAAAATCAAAAAAGCCACTCAAAGAGTGACTGTATGCAGTAAGTGGGTGCCTCCCCCACCAGAGTCTTATATAGCGCTACTTTATCTCTGTCCTACAGGTTAATCAGCCTAAATCTAATTACCG